CCCGCCGCTCTGAGCGCCACCTTCACCAAGGAGCAGTCCAGCGCCATCGCCGCCCTGTCCATCGAGGGCAGCCGAGTCGAGGTGAGCTACCAGTCCCGCCCCGAGCAGAGCTACGCCTTCACGGGCAGCCTCTCCATCATCGCACAGCTCCGAGCCGTGATGATGAACCCCGAGCAGCTCGCCACGTTCTCCCTGGGCGGCGCCATCGCCAAGGCTCGCCGCAACGGCTCGCTGCAGGAGGTGCCCGTGTAGTACGGGCGTACTCCCAACTTCCAAACAGCCAAAAAAGAAAATAGCAAAAAACTCGCATCAGCCCAGCTGATGAGTCGGGGGGCAGCCATAAGGGCAGCTTATCGCCCCCCGCCCCGCCCCCAAGGGGGGCGCCAAGGAAAAATTGATAAGTCCCTAAGCTATAAACCTTTGAAAACGCCAGAGAGAATCTCCGTTTAAATAAAATTTTTTTTCTAGAAATTTCTTTTATTATAAGTATTTCAAGAAAAAATTTTTTTATCTAGGAGATATGCTATAATGGACTATTACAAGGTTGAACTATCAGAGCATGAGATTAATGTATTGTTAACTGTGCTAGATACTGTGGTTTCTGCAAAAGACTTCTTATATGAGTTTGATGTAGAGGACCTCGAAAATATCACAACTTTGCTACAACACAAACTCGAAGAGTTTGAAGATGAAGATGACGAATTGGAGTAACTCATGAATTTTACAGTTTATTCAAAACCTGGATGTCCTTACTGTGATAAAATTAAAACAGTATTGAATACGGTTGGTGCTACATACACTGAACAAGTATTAGGTGTTCATTTTACCAGAGACCAGTTTAATCAAAAGTTTGGTGCTGGTAGTACGTTCCCCCGAGTTCTTATGAATGGTTCTTTGGTGGGTGGATGTAATGAAAGTATTGTTTACTTACGAAATCAGGGAATGCTATGAAAGTTGGTATTACTTACAAAGAAGATGAAAGAATCTTCGAAGATTATGCAGATGCAATGGATTACATTGATGAGTTAATGAACAAGGGTGCATCTGACGGAGAAATTGAAGTTAAGTATTATGTCTGATGAAGAACATAAAGACCTACTAGAACGTATTCAAGTATTAGAAGATGTTGTGGTAGGTTTGTTAAAACCAAAGTTAATGTATAAGCGACCTGGGAGTGATGAGTATTCATCACTAAATGAAGCTCTTGACTATCTACATAATAGAATAGAAGAGTTAGAATCAAAAGAATGACGTATACCGTTATTAAAAGTTCAAATACAGTTACAACAACACCATTGCTGCCAACAAGCATTCCAGAGCTTTTGCCTGGAGTGAGTGTTGGCGGTTATTTTAATACAACATTAACGGCGGGGAATTCTGCAACTCCATCGCAAACAGAGATATCAGGAAGTTATGCGAGAACGTTGAGTGGAGTGACCATAGGAGGTCCTACAGCAACGATTCTAAGACCTGCACCTGTTCGCCCTCCGATTACGCTAAACCAGCCTACGATTGTCATATTCAAGCAGATTACGAACTTAGAGTGGGTAAAGAACTTAGGACCGAATGGAAATGGAGTAGCTAGAAATGAATTGGGTGATTGGTTTACTGAAAGTGCATTAAGTGCATCAGACCAATTTGGAAATGGAATTAAATTAGAAACGATTGCAGCTACGGGTACAGTATCAGAAACAGTTACGGCGGCGGATGGGACCACTGCTTCGGGTGTTACCTATTCTGGATTTCCCACATTAAAAATTTCAGGAAGTTATAATTCTGCTGTATTTCCTTATAATACACTTTCCTATACAAATAATAATTCAGCTACAGTTTTAACAGTGAATAACCTATATTCATTTCCTGATAGAGTTGATTCATTTTTAGGATTGGAGGCAGATACAAGAACAACAACTCAACTTCGTTTTACAGTTCGTGTCACTTATTCATTAAGTGTAAGTTGGGGAATATGGAATAACTTTTTATCCAGTACAGAGAAAAATAAAATATTGGCGCTATATAATGCTAGAGGTTATACAACATCTGGTAGTGGTACGGAACTTCATGAAGTTACACATAATGTAACAAATAATTTAACGGCATGGGGTCCTATTTTAGAAGATATTCGAGACACTCGGGTGAGAACATTAACAGAGCGAGATTATCTTTATCAGAATACCTCGATTAAAAAGATTACAATTTCCTAATATGCCATACGTTGCAACTGTAGGTTCAAAATATACACAGAGGTGCAGTACACCAAGACAAGGAACTGGATTGCGTTCTGTGTTAGTAGAAGGGCAACCGATTGCAAGAGTGAATGATAAAACAGAACCATATGAAGAAAACGTTCCATGTAAAGAATGTTGCAGAACTCATGTTGCAACGGTGATTGACGGCTCTCGTTCTGTTTATGCTGGTGGTCAACCAGTGGCATTTGTTGGTTCAAAAGCTCAAGGAATTACTGGTAATCCATCAATCATTGATGGTGCTCGCAGTGTAACTGTTGGCAGATGAATTTTTTTGTGATATAATATTCAAGAGTTCATAACTACATAACACATGGCAAAGCGTCCTTCACTGACTAACAAAGTTATCATCGAATCGAAGCCCAAGAAGTCTCGTCAAGGTGCAGGTAAGCACACGAAGTATGCAGCAACTAGCCGCAATGGTGCTCGTAAGCGTTATAGGGGTCAAGGTTGATTAAATAGTGATGTAGTCACTATCAACTATAATGAACAACGAGCATATCAATGCACTATGGTTAGATTCAGTTGTAAATAAACTGAAAAAAGAAGAAGAAAACAAAAATGAATTAAGAGAGGTCGTCGGTGACGACCAAAAAACCAAGTCCCTTCTTACTGAGTGATAAATAAATAAAGTTAGATTTTGGTATATAAATGGCGTTAAAAGCGTCTAATTCTTATAAAGATTTAAGTTTGACGTTTTCTACTCATCCTTTTACACAAGATTTAGTTGTTTTGAAGGATGAGAACGCCATCAAACGTGCTGTGTCGAATTTATTTGCATATGAACAGGGTGAAAAATTTTTCAATCCTGATTTCGGTAGCACAATTCGTAAACTATTATTTGAACCAGTTGATATTATTACCGCTGGTTTACTTAAAGATGAAGCAACTCGTCTTGTAAAAACATACGAGCCAAGAGTTAGAATTACTGATGTAACTGTAATTCCTAATCTTGATGAAAATAGTTTTGAATTTCAAATGGATTATGTAATCCCAAATAAATCGCCACAAGTTTTTACTATAAATTTAACTTTATTGTCTTTAAGAAGAGTTTAATAAATGCCTTATTCACAGGTAAATGCGCTAGACTACGCAGATATAAAAACTGCCCTACGTGAATACTTAAGGCAGACAACAGAATTTACCGATTATGACTTTGAAGCGTCGTCATTATCGGCAATTTTAGACCTGCTTTCTTATAATACTTATTATAACGCCTTCAACATTAACATGGCAGTTAATGAGGCGTTTCTAGATTCTGCTAGTTTACGTGATAATGTTGTAAGAATCGCAAAACAATTAGGTTATATTCCTAAATCTAGAGCTTCTTCAAAGGCTATTGTTAAATTAGTTCTAGATGTATCAGGAGCAAGCCCAGCACCTAAGTTCATTACACTTAAAAAAGGTAATGTTTTTACTGCGTCTGATGTAAACAACTCAGCAGAGACATATCAATTTTCAATTTTAAACGATATTACGGCACCAGTTACTAACAGTAAAGCCACGATTTCTAATTTAGATGACGGAACATTAGAAATCACACAAGGAATTTACGTTAATTATAAATTTACAGTTGATACAACGATTCCAAATCAAAGATTTGTCATTCCTACTGAAAATCTTGATACAAGAACTGTAAATGTTTATGTAAGAGATAATATTAATTCGTCAAAAATTCAAAAATATATTCAAGTTGACAATTTTTTAACTACATCATCTGACGAATTTGTGTTTTTCATCCGAGAAACTAATGATACTCGTTATGAATTGCTGTTTGGTGATGGTGTTGTCGGTAGAAAATTACAAAATGGAGAAATTATTGAAGTTTCTTATCTAGTAAGCGCAGGAAAAGACGCTAATGATATTCGAATTTTTTCATTTTGCGGTGAATTTTTTGATGAATATGGCACAAGAATGCAAAATAAGCTTACATTAACACTTGTAAGCAGTTCTACGGGTGGTGATGATAAAGAATCTGTAGAAAGTATCAAATCTAATGCTCCATCTTTCTATGCTTCTCAAAACAGAGCAGTTACTGAGGATGATTTTAAAGCAGTAATTCAAAAAATTTATCCATCAATTGCTGATATTATTGTATATGGAGGTGAAAATGAATCTCCTCCTGAATATGGAAGAGTAAAAATTGCTATCAAACCAAAATTTGCTGACAAGTTAAGCAATTCAACTAAAAATTATATTCGTGCCGAACTTAAAAAGTATACAGTTGCTTCAGTAACTCCTGTATTGATGGACCCATCTATTATTGATATTATTATAGAATCAAAAATTTTCTATAATCCACTAGAAACTTCACTAACCGCTGAGCAACTTAAGCAATTAGTCATTGATAATTTAACAGCTTACAAAGAAAATTCTGGAGTAAGTAAATTTAATGGTACATTAAGGCAAAGTAAGGTAAGTTCTGCGATTGATGCTTCTGATGATTCTATTATTTCAAACCAAACTAAGATTAATTTAAGAAA